ATCTCGTTGTAAAAATACTCAAACATTATTTTACAGGTATATACCTCTATTTAACAGTTTTGTATCAAGGCATTCCAAATGGATTACTTTGAGAGAAATCTATAATAGTATCTGCTTCTATCTCTATATTATCATTATCAGCATATGGATCAACAATATCATCGGTGTTAATACTTCCGACAGTATACTTTGCTCCAGACTCAGAACCAGTTAATACCTCACCCTCGGTAAATGAACCACTTATAACTCCGACTTCCATAACGTCTGTAACACCATTCCATTCTTTAACTCTTGCAGTCGTTCCAGAGATTGATCCAGTGACTATCTCATTGAATACAAACGTTCCTCCAATACCTGTTTCTCCACTTACATTAGGAGCACTAATTGTTATAACAGGTGCAGAACCGTAACCCTCACCACCATCTAAGATGTAGATAGCTGTCACGATACCAGATGCATTTATTGTAGCAATACCTATTGCATCTCTCGTCGGAGGTGCACCGGCACCATTACTAAAGTCTTCTTGATTAGTACTGAATCTAATGGTATTTGAACTAAATCGAACACTACCTTGAGTAACACCAATTGATACAGTTGGTGCAGTTACATATCCAGATCCACCATTCGTAACTGTAAAGGTTTGAATAGAACCGTTTGTTGAAATACCAGTGGTCGCTGCAAATCCAGATCCACCACCACCAAGAACAGTGATTACAGGTGCTACTGTATATCCACAACCTGCGTTTGTTATATTAATCGCAGATACTTTACCAGATTTACCATCACAAGCAGGATAAGTATAATTTACTGATGCAATACCAACCGCAGTTGTCTCTCCACTCGGAGCAGATGAGAATCCAACCCTTGGTTGAGCAGTGAAACCTCTTCCCATATTTGAGAGGTAGATCTTATTAACTGCTCCAGAAGAACAAATAGTTGCTGTAGCAGTAGCTGTTGTACCAGCACCGATTAGATTTAATGTTTGAATATAACCAATTTGTTCGATTTCATCATCAATCTCGGTAATATCCGTGTCAATTACCTCATCTTCATATCTGAAGAGTTCACATCTTAATTCATATACGTAAGTCTTCTTGAGTTGGTAGAAGGGTTGTTCATGCTCAACAAACTTAATTTCAAATAATCTATCTCCCAGTGGGAAATAAATTAAGTCTCCCTCTTTAGGTCTCGTGTTTAACTCAACACCAGTTAAGTCTCTTGTAAGTGGGGAGATATAATTTTCAAATCTTTCTTTGGAGATGATAAGTTGAAGATCATCTCTATTTTCAATACCAAATTTTGAAAGAATAGTTCCCTGACCAGTATATCCTTCATAATTATCAATATATGCTTCTAGAGGATATGCATTTTTGAATTCAGATTCAACTACCTCTTTTATGACTTTATTTGTAGTTGCGTATGTCCTTGGAAGATAATGTACCTCCACACCATACATCTGCAACTGTTCGTTTACAAGACTCTGGATTAGGTTTTGTTCGGATCTAGTACCGTTAAGAAAAAAGGGATTTAACATATGTCATCACCCTATCATGTCAAGAGGTGGTAACTCATATGTACTCAACATTCTCTCCTGTATACGATCGAGTTCTGCTTGTGCGTCATCATATAACTGTCTTCCGTTGAATTCAATACCACCAGGTAGTTTGACTCCTTGGAACTTTATCAAATTCTGACCCCACTGTTTCTTTATAAGTGCTGTCAGATATGGTTTTAAGAAAGAATCATTGTAGACTCTTGGATAATCATTGGGATCAGCAGTTCTCCAACAATCAATAATAATAAACTCACCAACTTTGAGATTACTCCAATCAATATCAAGATACATTCTATCTTTTCTTTGATTGAATCTAATTTGTTTATGTGTATTCAGAAGGAAATTCATCGATTCCAAATACGACATAGCCATTGAGTAACTCAACAAATCTGTGTTACCCCAATAGTAGATATCATTTAGGAACAGTTGATACTTGAAACTGAACATGTTCGATGAGCTAATTGATTGAGCATCATCGTATTGAAATACTTTGTTAATCCCGATGACATTAGGTGGGATTTGAAGAAAGTTACTATTTTCATAATATGTAAATGTAGTTGCAGTTCCTACGATAGTTGTACTTGCCGCAGTTGAAGCAATACCAACCGATGGTCGCCCAGAACCTTGAGCAGGAGCACCAGGTGGTCTTGCCTTACCCCTATCAACATCAGCCTGAGTTATCTGATACTTGAGGTATGTTTGACCCACACCATCAAAATGTCTCTCTTGAAAATATTGAATTGCATCGTCTACAAGGTCTTCAATCTGTTCATCAGCCACGTTGATCTCCAATACAGGAGCACCCAACTGTCTTAAACAATAATCAATAAGTTCTTGTCTAGTACTAGGCTGTGCCATCTATAATTAGACCTATCTATATGTCTATTTATTTAATAAATCGGTGATGGTATGAAGCATATTCTTTATGTCATTCACATCACTTTTCAGATTTGTCACTTCATCCTGTAAATTGACAACTTCTTGTTGTTGTTCATTTAATTTTTCACGACGTTTCAAATATGATTTAAAGTCATCATTATTCTTATTAACAATAGCACCTGAATGGGTATCTCTATAATACCCATCCATGCCCTCAACAGGAATCATTTTACTCATTATGCTAATGCAATACCTCTCAGATTTCTAATCATCGGCGCAACTGCTTGATCTGTAGATGTACCAATGATTTTAATTCTAAATGAACTGAAAGAAACCAAGTCATCAATACTATACTTATATTCTCTAAACATGTCTACAGTAGGAAAAGGTTCGAAAGAATCAACTTTAGGAATTAATTGATCTGGAGTTCCATTACTCTTACCACGTTCAAGGACTGAACCATTTACGTCCAAGTTTTTAAATCCAGGGAAAGGAACAAAAATTGTTTCATCCACTGGTTTATCTTGATCAAGTGCAAAGAATACTCTGATGTCATTCTTTGTTGAACAATATGCATCGAATAATACTTGTAAAGATGTTGCAGGATTTTCTAACCTAATGTTCTTGGATACGTAGACGAATCTGTTTGGATCATCTATCGTCCCAGAAACTTTGAAGTCACCAGCATAATTTGTAATTGGTTGATTAATTCTATTACTTGTGAATACAACAGATGCATTATCAAGATCAATAGCAGGAGATAATCTTGTATCTACCGTAGTTAAATCACACGTCAAGGTGAATGATCTTTTACCTGGGAATAAATCGGAATTAAGTAAAAGTTCTTCATTTCTTCCAGAAGCAAGCATCCTGAGAGAATCAAAATAATTTGGTTCAAATAGATTTACCTCTTGGAATCCCTGATCAACCATATTCTCTTGATTACCAGATACACTGGATGCACTGACAGTTCTTACCTGAGAAATCAAATTAGTTCCAAGAGGTGTAATATTTGTAATTCTTGGAATAATCATGTGGAATGGTATATTATGAGTACTTTGTACAAGAGGACCACCTGCAACCTTTTTATCATTAAAGTAAAGTGGTGGGAAACCTTCTGAGTTAGCAGGTGCTCTGTTAGTACCATTTGCATTCATTAAAACTTTTACATAATAATAATCAAGACCAATAGCAGGTTCATCGAGTTCTGATTCTACAACATTGGCTAATTGATGTTCTCTGTTGATTCTCCTTAGAGATACACCATCTAATTCATACTTATAGATCAACTCACCTAAAGAATGGGTAGAAAGTGTCGTATTATCAACACCTCTCGTAATTCCAGTAAGTGTCCTTCCATTTACACCTGTATAACTTATAATCTCATCACCGATTCTTACATAACCTGGGTTTGTGCCTGCAACCCCAATATTTTCAAATGTTTTGAAAATTTCTGAATCACTTTCAAGAGTGATGAATGAGGTAGTATCAAATGGATAGTCTTGTGCTAAATTATTTGTAACTACATCACTTTGTACATTTTCAATTGTAGCTCTGTTTGTATTAGAGTATAATCCATGATTTCTCTTAAATACTTTCATGTAATCACCTTGATGTGCAACTGTTATAGGTGATAAAGGAATTACGTCTCCACCTACACCGTTGAGTTCTGTAGTAAAACCAACGTTGTTTTCGTAGTAAAGTGGATATGCAGAATTTGTAGAGAAATTACCCTGAACATTTTCAAGAACAAGAGTGTTGTTTCCAAGTAATTCTTGTACTGAAAGCTGTATTCCAGATCCAAGATCAAGAGAACCAACACTGACTGGAGTCAATACATCACCAACCACATAACCAGAACCACCAGCATTAATGGTTGCGGCAACTGCAACCCCACCATTAATTGTAATGTCTACAGTACCGTTAATACCCTTACCAGTAATTGCTGTGAGTGCAACACCAGTGTAAGTGAAACCACCCAATGATGGTGTAAAACCAGAACCCACATTTGTGAGTGAAAGATCGCCCGTTGCAGAACCAGCAAATGCTACAAGAGTACCTTGTGCTCCAATACTTAACTGTTTGACCGTGTTACCAACCTGTAAAGGATGAGGAACATCACTATCATGATTGACAGTGGTTCCAAGTCCAACTCTTAACTGTCTTGGTTCAAGTGAAATACCATTTGGATCCACAGATGACCCTGACCTAAAGGCCTTAGTGAATCCTGGATTATAGAATGAAACTGAACCAGATGTACTGAATTCTGCCCTATAAAGTTTAAATTTAAGATCTTCATATTGACTTGGTGTCCAGACAGATGCATTTTGTGATTTGAACAGAGAACCAAGAAGAGGTTGTTCAGAAACAATTACTTGATCTGATTCACCCCCTCCCAAGGTTGTAATATCAACTTCACCCAATCTGCTTATGTAGACACTGTAATCTGTTGAATGACTCTTGAGAACCATTGCATATTCTTTACCTGCCTCAAGGTAAACTGGTGATTGGAAAGTAAAAGTTGTTACTGCAGAACCATCATCACTAAGTTGTACTTGATTTGGATTTAATGTAACTTGAGAGAATGGAAGAATTTTTTCAGATGGTGTACCAAGATATGTTTCCCTTATTTCGAATACAACTGGAACTCCATTATCTGACTTAGTTCTAAAGTAAATATCAACCTTCGTTACAAAAATACCAGTATCATCATCAATCAAAAATGTCTGTGCTAAAGGATCTGGATCTGGTAATGGTCTTGGAGCCGGCCGCGGGGGTCGTGGTCTAGGTCTAGGTCTTCTTCTTATTTGTCTGTCAACATCAACATCAACATCAGTTTCTGTATTTACAATTGTAAACGATATTTCCTCCGTTTCTGCACTGTCACTTAGAGTTCTTGTATCAGTAAATTCTTGTCGTCCAACTCTAGCATTCCTGAGTGACAAAGTGGTTTCTTGTGTAGTTGTAAGATCTCCTTGAGAATAGAAAATTGATTCACCCGATGTGGTAACTGTTCCTTGAATAGAACTATTAGTACTACTGCTTGTAAGTCTAAATAAAGATCTTCCTGTTTCAAATGATGGGTTAGATGAATTTCCAGATTCTGGCACTCTAAATGAAGCCAGCAGAGTTCCGACTCTATCAGTTACAAGTCTCTTTCTTCTTACTCTTGCTTGAGCACCACTGGTTTGACCAGTTAATATCATATTCGTTTCAACACGTCCAAAATATTGTGGGAAGTCTGTAGATTGAAGACTAAACAGATCCACATTTAATGTTGAAGATGAAGAAGAATACAGCTCAGGAATTTGATTATCACGACTGTATGGATTAGATCCATAAAAGTCTGTAGGGGAAGTATAGGGACCAAATTTGTGATTTGAATTTGCTACTCTAAATCTAGCTCGGGGCGAACTGTCCGAATTGAACATTTGTACACCACCATTATTCATATCACCAAGAACATCCTCTCCAGGTAGGAATGTTCCGTGAATCATTTCAATTTCAATAAGTTTTGGAGTACAGAATTTAGTGACCGCAACTCCATCAAAGAAAGAATAAACTCTGGTAAATGGTTTTAATGACGATCCTTTGACAGTAATATTACGAGATCTCATAAAGTTGATGATCTCAGTATTAACTACAAAATTACCAAGTGTTTCGGTATTAATTTGCTCATTAACTGTAAACTGAGTACCAGTTCTCTGTTGATTAAGTGAAACAGATGATGTTGCTGAGATATTATGATCGTTGGTCGTAGTTGTTGTAGTTTCTGTAGTTGTAGTGTTCTCAGTTATTATCCGAGCACCTCTATCGCGTACTCTAGTTCTGGTATTACTATTCGATGTTGAAACTGATGAACTTTGTGATCGGTCTGACAACGATAGGTCTAAGTTAACACCAGTAGTTTCCCAAGAATTCCAGATTGTTGGAGTCACACCAACACTCTGACCATCAGCGTTTGTAGTAACTTCTGCACCAAGTGCTTCTGCAATTCCTTGGAAAGAACCTTCCATCATTACATTATTAATTTCTGCCTGGGTGGTGTCAATCCAAACATCAACTTCTGGTGTCAATTCAACATTTCCTTGCCAGAATTGTACAAGGTATGGTGTCACACTTTCAACTCTTGTTGCATAAGGTTGATTCAACCATTCAACATCAGTATAATCGAGAGTAACAGTTTGACCAGTTTTTCTTACATTTACACCAATAGGATTTGCAAATTCAGTATCTAAACTTGTATTAGATTCATTACTAACACCATCTATTACACGAGTGCTAAGTTGAAGATTTAATGCAGTGGTGTGATGTGATGGTCTAAGGATTCCATTTCTTCTATCAATACTATTTCTAATACCAATCGAGGTATCCTGAGGTTCAAGACTTGAGAAGTTGTCAACAAATACTCCAGACTTAAATCTGTTTAGTCCATTAGCATCCTCTACGAATGAATTGAGTGTTTGTGATTCGAGTTGATTGAGAGATGTATAATATTCTAGATTTTTAATCCTTTGCTCAAGTTTTGCTATATCAGTCATCTGATATCTCTTATGTTCAATAAATTTGACTTCAGCGTCAGAGACATTATAAAGGAATGGTGGTAGATATATCGTAGCAATACTCATAGTATTACTAATAGCCGGAGGCATTTTTGGATCGTCTTCTGCAGCACCCTCAGTTAAACCTAAATTTCCTTCAGTATCAATAAATATTCTATCTACTCTACCCAAGAAATAAGCATAATCTAAAGTCATTGACTCATCAGATGCAATGACGTGAGGTGCACTATGTAGTCTTCCACTTTGACCGTCTGCAAAACTTCTTCCACTAAATTCAAATGGTGAATTTGCACCTTCAGATACTGAGTAATCAGCAACTCTTGGTCTCACATCAATAATATCAGAAACTCTAAATCCATCTATTGCACCAAGATCTTTACCATAATCAAATGCTTCATATGAACCTATTGTTGTAATGTCCCCATCATCAGAATTTTGATATCCTGCAGATGCGTAGTAAATACGAATTTTTTTAGAAGGGGCTTGAACTTCTGCTCTTCTTACGATACGAGAATAATCGTAAATAGTCGATCTTTGTCCATTGTCAAATTTAAAGTCAGATGTTATATTTTTTGAACCAAGTTTTACTAAAGATGAGACACCACTTACGGATGAAGTTTGGAATTTAATTTCCTCATTATTCAAGAACGATGTATCGTTCAAATAAGAAAAATAGATATTTGTATCGTCAAGTTTTTGTAAATAAATTGCCTTAGCACCACTTGTTTGACCAATCAAAGTTTCTCCAATGATTAAATCATTAGTGGTTGCAGTATTGCCGTTAAGTTGCCCTAATGTCATATAAGGAGCAGTGGGATCAGTGGTATCTTCTGATTCAAAAATACCATAAATTTTATATACATCTGGTGTGTTCAATGAAATTTGATCATCTTGAACTCTTGTTCCATAAGGATATTCACCGTACTCAAGACCATCATTAAGTGTGGTTGATCCAATACCAGATGCAGCATCTCTAGACTTATTGATAATAATATCTTTCGAGATATTTTTTATTTTTGTTTTTGCTTTAACTTTACTTTTTCTTATAGTAGTGATTAATCTTGAACCCGTATCATTAGCTCCAAGACCGTTGATCTGTAAAGTAGTTGAACCATTTGTTAGTGAAAATCTATCTTCCGACAAAATTTCAGTATCACCATTTGATCTTATAAGAATATATCTTTCCTCATCATAAGGTAAAAATACTTCATTTTCTCCTGCATTAATAGAAGAAGTTGAATTATCTGTAATAGATGTAGTATATTGTCTTCTTATTATAATGTCAGAATTAATAAGATCTACTGATTCAATGTTTACTTTAGGTAAACTTGTAAATAATGTATTATTACCAGAAGTGTTACCCGACCTTTGACCACCAGCCAGTTTTGTTGTGATTAATTCAAGATTTTGAACTGTCTCAACTGATGTTGGAAGAGCACCATTACATACTCCAGTTACCGATTCAACGGCCTCAATTGCAAAATTAGTTGCTCCAACACTTACAACTCTACCAAGACTTTGAATATCAAAAGCATTTCTTGAATATCTAACTATATTTCCTACAGTTACAATACCAACAAAACTAAAACCAGGGTCTGCTGGAATTGAAACTAATGATTGAGAACCACTCTCTGCTGCTACATTTGCAGAACCAAAACTACGAACCTTTGACTGGATTGTATCACCAGAGAATGTGTTAGCAGTTCCCACAATACCGTGAACTGACTTAACATCTGATAATGAATAATTTGTATCACTGGTTACAAATCTTGAATCGTCAATGACACCATTAAACAGAAGTCTCTCACCTTTATGGAAGTTTCCATTAACGTTGTATGCAGTAAGAGCTGTTCCTGCAGAAACATTATACTTTAAGAAACCTTCAGCACCACTTGACTCACCCTTAATATGAGTTGATGTGTTAAGAGTGACCGGCTCATTAACTGAGATATCAGTATATACTTGAACATCAAACAATGAAAGATCCCATTGGTTGATGTTTGAATTATTTAAATCATATGCACCCGACTCAAGAGCAAAATCATATACTCTTGCAATACCAACTTCTTTACCTGCAGCAACTAATGCATTACTTCCTACTCTTTTATTTCTTAAACTTAATGTTAAACTTGTGTTGATACCAATAGTTGCAGAACCATTAACATTGTTTAATCTGAGAGTAGACCCAAAATCAAAACTAACAGCATGTTGTTCGACTCTCTTTACAGTTCTTGGTTTAAAGAAGTCAAGAAGAGTTGGAGCTATTTTTTCAACCTCATATCCTTTCACGTAAGCCTTTCCAGGACTTATTTTGTATATTCCTATGTCATCACTAGGAGTTTGGCCATTATTGGTACTTTGACCCTCTTCGAATATACCTCTATTTCCCTGATTATTGTTTAGACTATCTCTTACAGCAGTTCTAAAAGATTTGACATAATAATTTCCAGATTCGTCAAATGTTCTTCTTGCAAATTCGTCACCAATAAAGTTGTAGTCTGTATTTTTATTTACTATTCTTAGTTCACCATTTTTTACTTCTGATAATTGTACAAAACTTGCATCTTCAAAATTATCAAGTGATTTTTTTGCAAGATTTGTACTAATCTTCAATCGATCAGCACCTGGAGCAGTAAAGTTATTAAAACCTTGAGCATTGTCACTAAGCGATTCATCAATATCTGAAGATATAATCTCCTCAATAATATCTAAACCAATTCTATATGAAGGACGGTTATTATATTGATCAAGAATAAGAGTTTGAGCACTTACATTAACAAAATAACCTCTTAAAAAATATACACCATCAGCTATGTTAAATGATGAACCTATGATTGGTGCATTTTGTGGAATTGTAGCTGCAAAACCTTCTCCACTAGAGATAAAGGTTGATGCATACGTAATATTCTTACTAGTTGTTAAAACTTCTCCACTTAAAAAAGTATCCAATTCCTCATCCGTAGTTGAAGAATTTTCATAGTTCAAATAAAGAGTAAATGTATTTCTTTCTGATTCTTGATCGGTGATATACGTTACAACTTTTGCTGTTACACCAGAAGTTGCACCAGTTATAGTTGTACCAACAATCTGATCAAGATAGATACCAACAGGGACACCTAAAAATTCAGGCTCAATCTGAACACCATAAAAATCTCTAACATAAGTCAGATCGCCGGGAATAACCTTTGTGCCTTCTTTGAAGAAATGGTTTCCCATCTCTTCAACTTGATTCTGCAGAATGGACTGCAGACCAGTTAGTTCTCTTGCCTGAACTGGGAAACCAGGTTTAAATAAAACCTTGTAGTAATTTGATTGTGAGTCAAAGTCGTCAAAATATGGAGCGACATTGAGATTAGTTTCCTGTGGCATATCTCTTAAAATTGCAAGATAACTTTAACGTCTTCTTTCTGTGAAGTGGATCTAGTAACTGAAGGTCTATTGTCAATATAGATGATGTCACCAGAGTATTTTTCAGACTCTGGATTAGAAACTCCGTTAAAGAATTCCTGACCCAAGTAGTAGGTACGACTATTTATTGTAGTTGAGATACCTGAAAAATTCTGGTGAATATTTAATGTATTACCAGATGTGGGAGTGATAGAAACAGAACCACCAGATGTAGGACTTGCAGTAAATCTCAGTTGTTCAAACCCATAAGTAGGATTTACATTCTTTGTTCCGTCCGTATTAAAACCTGCAGTTCTTCTATCTTGCCAATATTTTAAAATTCCCGTTTGTTGATCATAAGAAACCACTCTACCAATAGCAGTAGAACCTAGACCTACGGTTTGAGTAACAAAACTATCTGCTGTAAATATAGCTTCACTATAACCAGTACCTACTAATTTCAATGCATATACTGCACTTGCTTTATCTAATGTCAGATTCGTTGTAGAACCAAAGTTTTTTGGATTTTTGACAATACCAACTTGAGCAAATTGATTACCAGTAATAAAATCTGGATTTTGAGTGTCATTCTCAAATCTTGCATAAGATAAGACGTTGTATGCACCTAATTCACGGTAAATATCTGCACCATGACCACCATTAGGTGGAATAATCACGTCAAATACTGGTGCAACTGTTCCAGTTGGAATTCCACCACCCTTAAGATCGAGTGTACCAAATGTATATCCACTTCCACCTTTAGAGACAGTTACTGATTCTATCTTCGAGTCATTATTAATAACAACAGTTGCTTCACCACCTCTACCATCACCAAGAATCGGAACTCTAGTATAGGTTGTGTTGGCTGGTCCAATATTAACACCACGATTTCTAATCGTAACAATCTTCAATTGACCACCAGAAGCCGCATTTTCTCTTACGGATTGATAAGATGAATTTGTGTCCCAGTCAGTTGGTATTGCAATATAATTTGTTGAATCAAATTTAATAATTTGATTTGGTTTGATGGTGTAAAGATATTTCCAGATATATCCATCACCACTACTTCCAGCTTCTCTTGGTTCTAAATCAGTGAAATTAGGTTCGTCAAGAGAAGGACCACCCCTAAAACTGTTTTCTGGATTTGCATTATTATATAAACAAATATAAACCTTATACTCACTATTCATAACATAGAAATTTGAGTCATAGATATCAAATGACCCAGATGGTTGAGATGGATTATCTCTATCAATATCATTTCTCCACATATCATATGTGGTACCAGACTGCCAAGAAATCTTTCTTATAACTTGACTTACATCCCCACTATTGATTTTTTTAAGAGCAATCATAGTGTCCCAATAATAATTGGAATCATCTAAACTGTCTTTTGGTGCAGGTGGAGTTGAATTCCAATCACTCTGAAACTCAGGAGCATCTGGAAGACCAATCCATGCATAATATGAATTTGAAGAATCTTGTACAGAATCGACAAAATTCTTCGCATTCAAAATACGCAGTTGATCAGTAATTATCGCAGCCATTTGTTAGAGGACTTTTTTCTTATTTAGACGTTAATTTAGACTGTGAACAGGTTTGGATATACCACAACCGTTCCACCCATTCCAGAGTGAGATGTACACTGATAGTACAGTGTGTTTGGAGCGTCAAAAGGAACTGCAAAAGTCACAATTCCACTAGATGCTCCATTGTTAGATACGCCAGTGTTGTATGCAGAACCACCATTACTTTGTCTAATTTGGAATGGGTGAGCACCCATATTATTGACAAATTCGTATGATTGACCTCTTGCAAGGTATATAACTGGATCGTTAGTATTACTTAATCCACCTGGACCTGTGAATGTATAGTGATTAGAACCACTCGCACCTAGAGTCCATCTAGATGTTATTGCATTTGATAAATCACCTTCAAGTGCCTTGGCAGTTACAATACCAGTGGAGATAACACCTCCTCTGGAAATTGTAGTTGCGGCACCAGTGGGGCTAATTCCCTCTACTCTGATAGATGTATTAGCTCTTACTTTTGTTGATACGAGTGTATCACCACTATAAGTTAAATTAGCAGAGTCAGCTAATACCCCCCCTGTACTTGAGAATACTATGGCACCAGATCCCAATAAAGAGGATATGGTTGTAACACCTGAAACAACCAAATCATCAATTTTAGCACCACCAACAACATCAAGTTGTGCTGTTGGATTAGTAGTTCCTACTCCAACATTACCTAAAGTATGAATACCAGCATCAGTTTGGACCCAATACGAATCTGAACCACCACCTGATGATGTAGATGTAATTATAAAATTACCTGTAGGACTTTCTAGGATGGTAATATTTGATCCTGCCTCAATACCCGTTACAATACCAGTCAAGTTAGAACCATCACCATAATAAGTTACGATACCACTTGTAGCAGTTACAATACCAGATACTGCTACTCCAATACTAGTGGTTTCAAATTTCTTTACATCATCGTAGTAAAGTTCTACGGCACCATCTGCAATTCCTCTGATAATATCATCATATCCATCACCCTCTTTTTGAACAACAAATCCACTGGCACCGCGAATATAAGAATACCCAGTGGTATTAGTCCAGAAGGCAGAACTACCATTGTGATCAAGTTTTACTTGATTGGAAGAACCAATATAGAGATCTGATGTATTATTTCCCGCATTTAAATAAAGAGAAGATTGAACATTAACAGCGCTATTGAACGTAGAAATACCAGTTACGTTTATACCATCAGAACTTACAACGACTCCAGACCTTGCTGTTACAATACCGATTGAATCAACATTTGTTACGTCATCATAAGTCAGTGTTCCTGCAATTGAAACATTCCCACTAAAAGTAGAATTACCAGTAAATGTAGAAATACCACCTACTTCTAAGGTACCATTTAGAATGCGTACTGCACCATTACCACCATTACCATATTTTACACTGAATAACTCAGTACTTCCACTTATACTAGGGAAGTAAGATTTGACAATAAGACCACCATGTGCTGCACCTGGAACACCACCATAAATGGTTGTATCATTGGACCCAGAAATCCAAAGAGTTCCACTACCTCCACGTCTTATATTTGCAGGTGTATTTTCTAATCTTAAATCATTAGAGAGAAATGCATTACCTGTATAAAGCGATGCCGATGTCAATATACCAGAGACATTTAACTGTTCAGCAGTTAAGTTGGTTGTAGAAGTAACCCCAAGTGTAGAGACACCAGAGACGTTTAAGTTATCTAACTCAGTGTGACCATCGATATCAACATCACCGTTAAAGTCGGCAGTACCAGTAAATGTAGAAACACCTGATACATTTACGTTATCTAACTCAGTGTGACCATCAACATCTATATTACCAGTGAATCCAGAAGTACCAGAGACAACTAATGTTTGAGTCTCAATAGTTCCAAAGATAGTAATACCAGCGCCAGTTGTTGATAATTTCTTATTATCATTATGATAAAGATCTACAGATCCATCTTCGGTAAAGGTTGCGTATGATTTATCTCCCTCTACATTTGTCCAGGAATTTGTACCATCACCTCTAATGGTAATTCCACTTGTTCTACCAATAATTTCAAAACTTGCGTTGTCTTGGAATATTTCGGAGGTTGAGAATTTAACTCTGTTATTATTTGTACCAGTGCTTTCTCCCAGTACAATATTTGTATCTGATATATTGACTTGACCCGAGAAAGTTGAAACACCAACAAAGGTTGATACTCCAGACACATTAAGATTATCTAATTCGGTGTGTCCATCTACATCAATATCCCCATTGAAATCAGCAGCACCAACAAAGGTAGAAACACCTGATACGTATAATTGTTCGGCAGTTAAGTTGGTTGTAGAAGTAACCCCAAGTGTAGAGACACCAGAAACAACTAAAGTATCAGCACTAATATTTGCAGTCGTTATACCACTACCACCAGATTGTGCGACCCAATCATAATCAGATCCAGTCCAACTTAAGACTTCACCAGAATTAGCACTTGAAATGTTTAGATGAGTATCTACACTAGAGTCTGAATATCCACCAGCAAGACCATTACCATAATCAGAAATCATGGAAGTGGTAATACCACTAAATGTCGTTGCAGTGATAACACCACTGACATTAACATTGTCTAACTCAGTATGACCATCAATATCAACATCGCCATTGAAGTCGGCAGCACCAGTAAAGGTTGATACTCCAGAGACATTTAATGTATCAGTTTCAGTATGCCCTGTTACATCGATACCAGAAGCAGTGGTTTCAAATTTCTTCGCAGTATCAGTATGATAGATTCCTACACCACCAGTACCAGTAATATTAACTCGACCACCAACATTTGTCTCTAATTGAATATCTCCATCACTACCACCACTATTATTAGCTGCTATTTTTACATTTTCAGCACCATTAGTTGAAATAACTAATTCACTACCACTACTTCGTATCTGACGATTAGGGTTACCAAAACTAATACTTGTATTACCTGCTAGAGTTACATTATTAAAGGTAGAGACACCAGAAACAACTAAAGTATCAGCACTAATATTTGCAGTGGCGAGACCACTTGAAGCAGCAGTGATACGACCTTGAGCATCAACAGTAATATCTGCTGCAGTGTAAGAACCTGCAGAAACTGTTGTATCTGTAAGAGTGATTGTTGTAACACCAGCATTTACAGTGGTGGCATCAAATTGAGCACCAAAATTTAATGTTCCTGCGGTACCAACTGAACTACCCTCTTTTTGAACTACAACACCAGCACCAACACCAGTAAGTCCAGTTAAATTGGAACCATCACCATAATAGGTTCCACCTGTAACTACACCGAGTGTTGATATACCACTAACCTGAAGATTACGAGAAATAACAACATCAGTAGTGGCGATTGATACTGGAGTCGTTGCCGATATGGTGACATTACCAGTTGATGTATTGATCGCAACATTATCACCTGCAGTGATGACTGTTACAACACCGACCGCCAAGGTGGAACCATCACCAATAAGATTATATAACTCCGAAAAGTTACTATTGATTTTAACTCCACCCCCAATTAAAGTATCACCTGTTCCATCATTTGGGGTAGTTCCAGTGTTAATACCTTGGTATGCCATCTACTGAGGATCCTTTTCTATGTTTTTATTTATTTTAAGTGAGATAGTTCACAAATTTAAGTGGTCGGAACCTTTGAATCAGTGGAGATGTGGAGAGTCCAGAATATCCATTAGGTGTAAAGGTAAGTGCATTTGATGCAGATCTATTCTTGAACTTAATTCTACCCCATGAGTATTCTCCGAGTGATTGAACTCTTTCAAAACCAGAACCAGTAACAGCAAATCCTACATTTTGTACTTCAACTCTTCTAATTGCAGTTGTACCAAGACCAACCGTTGTCAAATCGGTTACAAAGTCATAAGCCTTATATGCACGATAGATTCCATCACTTGTATTTGTGGATAATCCGAAGTGGGAAAGATTTACAACAAACAAATCACCTTCCTGAACAGTACTCAGAGTTATCGCTGTACCCACAATATTTGGATCTCTCATGTAAGAATCCTGAGGAATATAAAGTTCAAGAGTTCCTAATGCACCTGCTGACTGAGCAACACCAACTATAATACCCTGATCACCGAAATAAGAATCAACACCAACCTCTTCTCTTCTTGATTTTGGAACTTCAACTAGAATCTGTGGAGGATTAGCCGCAGAATATCCGGCACCAGCATTGGTAATTGTAAATCCAGTAATTGTTCCTCCAGCACTCACTGAAGCTGTGGCAGTTGCTCTTGTTCCACCTACAATATCAACAGGTTGTGATATGGAAACAGATGGTGAACCAGAATAACCAGATCCTACATTACTTATTGTAAATCCTGTAACTGTTCCAGCAGAACTTACAGATACCGTAGCAACTGCACCCACAATTGGTGATTGATCAATAATTGTTACTCTATCAGTGTAATCAAGAAGTGAAGTTTCATTCGTTGAGTTGAAGAATGGTCTTGTAGTATCAACATATGCATCTGTAGTATTCACACCAACATATTGAGTAAGGTATGCTGCAGGATAAATTGATGGTTCGTATAAAATTCTATCTTTCGTTACGACCTCACCATTGATAGTGATATCATCAGTTTGTTTACACCATGTCAATGGTCTAACCAATCCTTTATTAGTTGTGATACCAGGTCCATCATAAGCAAAAGTTCTTACGGTATCCAGAGTTGTGATTCCAGTCACAATTCTTTCTTCCTGAAGTAATCCGAATGTTTGACCCTTACTAGAATCATTTTTCAACTGTAAAGAGTCACCAATTTTGATGGTTTCGAGAATATCAACAAATACAACGTCAACACCAGGAGTACCCTTATAGAACATAATTTTTGCAGTATCTCCTTTCTTAGGTGCTTCTGTAAATTCAATAATAGTACCACCAGTGAACTTGTATGAAGAATTAGGTACCTGAAGAATATCATTAATGGTGATAATTAAACATTGTGCGATATTGATATTGGACCCATCAGCAGTTTCGATGGCAAACAGGTTATTATCAATCTTTAATTGGAACCTCGTCTCAAAACCATCAAATTGATCATCGATTTGATCGAATACATCAATTTCACCGATTGTGAATCCATTAAACGTGTCACGATATACGTCGGAAACAGTAAGAATAAATGGATCATAAGAACTGGTTGTCTGGATTCCAGTAGTTCCTCCGATGGAAAGTCTAAGTTCCTCACTTTCTTTATATCCAAATCCACCACTTACAATTTCAAAATTAATTATACTGGATCCTTGACCAACCATTACATCAACTTTTGCTCCTGTTCCTACTCCAGTTGTTCCATCTGCATATACAAGTGGGATACTAGAATATGGAAGTGGGGCATCAATCACGACTAATGGTGGATTATTTTCTTCAAGATTTGATCCAAAGAATGATGTATTAATTGCTACAACTTCACCATTTTGTACAGTTGCAGTACCAATATTGACCACTGTAGAGAAACCAATATTAGTTGTAATAATTCCAACTTGAACTGTTTGTACTCCTACTCTGTAACCAGAACCAGGATTACCAATAACAACTGATGTTATTGTACCTGCCGAAGATACAAAACATGATGCACCTGCGGAGATGAGTGGTTGGAATCCAAAACCAGGTGTAGATCCCACTGATATAATTGTACCACCCCTTGGAATAGATGATTTATTTGGATCATCCTCAGAAGAAACACTGTCACCTAAGTAAGTAATACTTGTTACACCTGCATGTTCAATAAGTGTGAAGTCACCAGTTGTTCCTTGAGCACCTTGTGGTTCTTGAAGAATGTTTGAATTTAGAATGATAGCTTGATTAGTTGCAAATCCAGTAATATTATTTCCATTTTGTAAAAGGGTGAAATTTTTGGTTTGACCATTGAAATCTTTTCGAATATTATCGAAAGTATAATTACTACTATATGTACTATTATCATCATTTGCAACACCACTTCTCATGAATGTTCTACCTTGGAATGTAGAATGAGTCGTGATACCTGACCAGTCTAAATTATCGGGACCAGCTGTGTCTGTACCAATAGGAATACCTCCATAAGGTGCTGATGCGAAATGAACTGTATTATCAACAATATTGTAGTTTCCGCCAAGAAGTTGAACAGTAGATCCATTGGCGTGAGTACCAATACCCGTTCCCATCTGTGCTCTAATAACCTTGAAGTTATTGGTTTTACCAACACCAATGTTCTGAATTAACATAATTTCGTCATCAATCTTGATGAAATCATTAGATTTAAATGATCCTATTCCTGTTACTTCGAAATTGAGGTCAAATATAACCTCTTGATCAAGAGTGGTAGAAATATTTTCTTCAGTTATTGGTGCTTGAATCATATTATCAATTGCCATCAATGCTCTAGCATTTTGGTTTGTTGATGTGAATTTATGGAACGTACCAATACCAACTCCAGATAAAATAATAGTATCTGGGTTTGGTTTTAATGCAGCTGCTGCGTTTGTTGCAAGACCAACTGAAACATCAGATAATTTGACAGCATAGACTTCTGTAGGAAGTTTGTCAGTCGAAATACCACCAATCGATTGAGTTGGAATACTAATAGCATTAGTAGATTCTTGTAACGAATTTTCATAACTATAAACAATCTTTTCACCAGTTACGAAATAATGATCAGGTAATTTAATAGAATTATTTGTCAGATCTACTACAGAAGGATCATTTCCAAGGAAAGTTTTTTCAAAGATTGGTAAACCATTATGATTGAGAGCAAAAGCTTTTTTAGTATCAAGTTTTGTACCAGTGTAAGTACCATGATTTGAAAATAGAATATTATTATCAAGATCACTAATAGATGTGATGCCGGTAATATTATTGTAATTCTTAAGACCGATACCAAAAGTTCTTACATCAACAGCAATATTTGCGTTTGGTGTAAAGTTCAAACTTACTGCACTTCCTGTCTTCGTCATTCCAACAGTACCAAGACCCACTCCAGATACAGTATCAATATTGGCATACTTATTAATATTTTTATTATTTGCATCAAGAACATGGCATTCAAACAGTTCATATTCATTGTTTGTTGTATCATGAACGGTGACCATGAAATACTCACCAGCAAATGGATCATTGTAAGAAGCAATTTCAACTGCAGTTGGTGAACCAGATGATGAAATAGACTTATGATATGATGAAAGGTTGGTAACAATCATTCCAGTGGTGTCAACACCAGTATTTGTTCCATGAGTTTCAATTGATAAAATATTCGCCGTTACTGCTGTTCCCACAGTTGGATGAATTTTGATTATAATGTCACTACCACTTATGTCTGCGGTGTAAGTTCCAAATCCCAATGATGGACCTTCGGTTGTATCAACATCACCATATTGGAGAAGTTGTACATTAGTTCCATTGTGAAGAACGTTAAGTTCATTATAGAAATAGTTGTCATTTCCATCTTCTAGTTGTATATGAAGTTTTGCAGATCTAGTTGCAGTCGGAATCTGTAAGATAGTGGTTGCAGTTCCAGCAGAAACAGCAACAGAAGATGATGCGATCGAAACAACACTACCAATTGAAGTTGAACCAATACCAGTTACATTTTCTAAACCAGCAAAATTAAAGTAGGAAATTTCATAATTATTGAATTCAAACAGATTTGGATACCACTGAAGTCCGAACTGACTTGTACCAATACTGATATAATCAAATGATCCAAGCGGCATATTTGTATCAAGTGTACCGTATTGATTCAAATAACCCTCTGAACCATTTTGAAGAAGAGTTACAATACCAAATTGTTTTCTATCATTTAACTCGGTATCTTGAACAAGAGTGAAAAACTTATTCCATGCATATTTGTTATCGAAGAAACTTACGATAGAATAGGGAGTGTCTCTTGGATCACTATTAAACTGATCACTAAAGTCATCAATCTTAAGAACTCTATTTCCTCTTGATTCAAAGTAATCGGAAAGTTTTTTACTTTCAAATACAATCTCGTGGGAAATGATTCTTCCATCAGAAACATCTATAGTTCTTTCTGTAGCACCATCATAATCGGGGAAGCAATAGAGAGACTCTTCACCAATCAGATCAACAACAGTCGAAATTTCAATGTCTGCAGTTGTGACAATACCTACTGCATTGTTGTCAATAACCAAATCTGCAAACTTTTGGAAACCTGCAGTATGATTTAGTGAACTTACTGTATCATCCCAAGTTTCAAGAGCAACTCTCGATTTAAGGGAGTATGAGAAGTTTTGATAATATTCATTATTAGGAATAACTTGAAGATTGTCATTCAAGAAACCTGAATTGTTTTGCCAACCATCAATTACTGTTGCACCAACTCCTAATTCAATTGTAGAATTAAACTTAAAGGTATCAAGGACGTTACATTTCACACCAGATGATGTAGACTCAACAATTGATCCAATTGGGAAATCATCCTCAGCTGATACAAACAGATATCTACTTACATTATCAAATCTCTCGACAATACCAGTTCTTTCACCATTAACAACTTTCTCACCACTCAACAATTCTTTTGTTACAATAATTGGATTAAATGTCGGGAAAAAGGTTTTGGGAGTAACTGATCCAGATATAATGGTAGTTACATTTCCAGGACGTTCTTCTGGTGCAAGATCATCGGTAAGATCATACTCTACATAAGAACCACTACCACCCAGATTACTATCAAGTCCCGTGACTTTAAAAAGTTTGTAACCATAGTCTTCGGAGTTGTAACCCGTTCCTGTTGTTCCAAAACCGACAGCGACATTTTCTACGAGAATTTCTTCACCAATCTTAAATGGCCAATCTTTAGCATCACTGAATTGTTTAGTGAAACTTAAACGAACAATTTTGGTCGTATTATTATATGTGATTGAACTAATACTAAAGCCGTTTGTATTTTGAAGAGGAATAATTTGCGGTTCAACATTATTTAAAGATTGTGTGTTTCTAATGATATCCAGGAAATTATCATCAGCTCTATTGAATTTCAAGTCAACATCAGTAATCTGTTTTCCCGTCAAACCATCGAGAACAACTAATTCTGGAGGTTGACTATAATTTACGCCAGCTGATGTAATACCAATTGATTCGAATGAACCAAGAGGGTCTACTTTAAGAACCTGTGGAAGATTTCCTACAGCATTAAGAGTACTGTCTGAAGGAAAACCAAATCCAATGTAGTTTATTTTCTGCTTAAGAACTGAACCAATAGTCGAACTTCTTGGTTCTAATATTGCACCAGATCCCTTTACACTTCTTACAGATGTAAATCCAGGAAGAACTTTGTATCCACTACCACTATTAACAACTTTTACTGTCTGTATGGGTCCTTCAGCAGTCGAAGATGTAGTGTAATATTTCATCGTTGTATTTGTCGAATCGTAAGAAGTTACAGTATCGACATTGTATGGGATATTATATTCATAAGTATCTGATGTTACTCCAGAGATTGTGTAGACACCATCAAATTTATTAGGTACAATTTCTATACTATTATTTTTATCAACATCAGTGTCCTCAAATATTCTTAATTTGACAGGAGGTATGATATTGAGATTATCTGGTTCAAAAGCATAATAAAGATTTCTTGGTAGATTATCACTTACCTTCAAAGTAAGATTTGCAGATGCATCAATACCAATTTTTCCATTGCTTGTAACTTCAAAAGTTCTTCCTGTTTGTGAAGTAAAGAACTCATTTATTTTTTGACTGTCACTAAAAATTGACATTTTAAATGCAGAGTAAGTAATACCCTTATCCACAAATGATAAAGAAGAATCGGAAAGATCAAATTTAATGTCCTGATTTTCCTGAACTTCAATCCTTGGATTTATTTTTGAAATACTTCCTGTCGAAGTTGATTTTATATTAACAAATTCTGGATTTTCATCAAGTAGCTGATACTTCTCATTTACAAGTTTGATGGTGTTTTTATCAAAGACGTACACATAATACATTCCAGATGCAGTTAAACCCTCCGATGGGGATGTAGAAGTATAGATGATTTTTTCACCCGTTCTATACTTGTTCTCAGGAACAATTAATGTGTTATTCGTCGTGTTTATACCAGTTGGTTCAATTGTATCTTTATCAAATACGATTCTTCTGTTATAGTCATCATACTCTACTTTTAAAGTTGTAGTTGTAGTTGAATTAACGTCAATAGAAACTCCATCACCTCTCTTCAACCCATGAGTTTCTCCAGTAGAAACTGTCACAACATGTTGAGATATTCTACCAGAAAGAACCTGTGGAAGATCTGTTACGAGACTATGAGTAGCTCCAAGACCTGTCGAATTGGTGAAATATAATAACCCGCCTTTAGATGAATCAACTCCAACATAAAGTCCAGTTACTGTACTTATAGCAACTCTGTCTGTAGCCAAACCAATAATATCTTTTGTGATCGGAGCAGCAAAAAGATTCCTTGTTTCGGTAAGATTATAAATTGGGCTATTTTCAACACCACTCCAAACCTCTAACGATGTTCCATCAATTGCATAATACTTAAGTGGATCATTTAGAGAAAGCCCGTGATTGGGATACAATAATTGTTGCTGTTTGAGTTCGACTTGCGTTCTTCCTACACCAGGGTTTGAGAATGTAATAGTTGTTGCAGTGCCAGTTGTTTCAGTACCAAGACCTACCGATTCATTCGGCATAAAGTAAAGAGTTTTATTTTTAATGAGAGGTTTGTTGGTATTGATTCCAACTGTAGTAAATCTAACTCTTCTGGGATCATCTCTTACAATAGTCCCAGCGGAATGAACAACTTGAAGTGTATTGTTGTGACCTCTCTGTACTCTAATTCTTCCAGATTGTTTATCCAAATTCAAGACTTTAAATTGTTCAGAATCAATTCTTAAAATATCATTGGGTTCAATTGTCCTAGGATTAATAATACCATTAAGATAAATGAATGTGACAATACCTGTTGCTGTACCTGTTGCAATACCAACTGATGTATACCATCTCTCACTCGTTATACCCACACTATAGGGTCCTGTAAACCCTTTATAGAACTCTGACAGTCCATCGATAAAGATTATATCACCTGTCAATAAGCCATGTGGTGTTGATGTTATTCCAACAAATTTATTTTGAGCTACGTCTCCAGTAAACTCACAATTTTCAAATACTGTTGTTGCAAGACTTACCTGATTAATCTCCTTTCCTTTAATTGCAGAAACTTTCCATTTTACTCCTCTTCCATCAGTATTAGATGAATCAAAAGTAACTTTGTCATCTACCTTATAATCATCACCAGGATCTTTGATTTCAAGAATATCAACACCACCAAAAGTTGTTGAAGTTATATCAATTGATGAATTTCTGATTAAATCTGAATTAAAAATATAGTCGTAACCGTTATTTCCACCATTAGTGAAGTAGAAGTATGTATTTCTCAACCACTTATTTTTTACAATGTCGTATTCAGTTTGATTTGATGATGCTTTAAAATTAAAATCGTTAGGTAAAGATTTAAATTTATTACCAATTACATATGGGAACTGTGGAAGTCTAAAGTTGTTAAATGGTCCAGATGATTCAATATCATCACTTATGGTGCAGAAATATGCATATACACCATTGGGGTAATCTGGTGTTACACAGAATCTACCATTATATTCGTCAAGGTCACCGTCACCTACATACTCATAATCATTTACAAAAAATCCATTACTAAACGCAGAGTAAGATGGTCTGTTTTTTGAAGTGATCTTCAGTTTATAACCACTCCTCATCCTTCTGATGGATCCAGAACCGTCTATCTTATCGAACGAATATGGACCATAAATGGGATTCCCGTCATATGCCCATCCAATAATAGGAGAGTGGAATCCACTTGATGTCTCCTCACCACCTGAATCGAGTTGTAAGTCAAAAAGACCATATTGAATATTATCATCGTCAAATCCATTAATTGAATTTGAAATTGATCTAAGGGGTCTAGGTGCATAGAAAGAAGCAAACTGTAATGATGTATTTGAAATATTATCTACTATGACAGTATCATCGTCACCCAAATTTTGGAAGTTCTTTTCGAACAGATTTACATTCCATGATCTGATATTAGTTTGAACTCTTCCACCACTACCGGCAGGAATTACATCAATGGATGTTTTCCCTTGAGTATACCCCACTCCACTCTTTTGGATAATTACACTATCAATTTGACCATCTTTAATAATTGGAACAAGAATTGCAAAATCACCCTTGTCATCTAAACTCCTTATAATCAAATCTGGTGGTGAATTATATCCACTACCAGGAGAAAGTATAATTACCTCTGTAATTTTTCCATTATTAACAATTGGAGTCAGTCTCGCACCTGTTCCAGATTCAAAAGTGACCTCAGGTTGTCTGTTGAAATCAATGATCGTTGATGCACCATACCCAACACCACCAGAAACATTATCGATTGAATTTATAGAACCTCTAAAGACTGGTTGTAATTTTGCTTTGTATTCACGAATATTACCAATAAATGGGTAGTCACTGATAAGCCAATGAGTACCTTCACTTATAGTAACCATGTATTGCATATCTTGGAAGCATGGAGTATGTCCTGAGTCACTTCCTTCAGGAGATTCAAGTAATGCTTCTGTCTCTGTCCAAGCAAGAACTCTTTCTGGTGTGGTGATGTTCTCTTCAACTGGAGATTCAATAATGAATAATTCCTCAAAATCTTCAACAAATGTTTTATCGTAAGATGCTGGAGTACCTTCTACATCAACTGTGATTGGAGGATAGTTAAAGGAACCTCTTCCTGCATTTACAAAATCAACTATTATATTTCTATCGAAATAATATGATGATTCTAAATCACCAGTTCCCGCTTCTGATAATGAAAATTCATTTTCATTTATTCTATGAACATAGTAATCTTTTCTTTCAGATAAACCTTTTACTGAAGGAAGAGAATCATCCTTCGTATATCTTACAATTTCCTTATCTCTATAACCATGGTTAATAATTTCAACCCTATTCGAAACAGTATTTACACCAACAGTTGGAATAGTTCTTTTTTTACTTTCATATCCGACTCCAGGATTTGTAATAACAACACTAGAGACAACCGATTTTAGTTCAGATGCTGTGAGATATTGGATACCATCTCCATATTCGTCAAAAGTAATTGTATTGATGCCTGCTATTGCATCAGCTGATGTTGGGTGAAGTGTGAGTTTTTTATGAGTTGTGACAAACACATAATATTCAGAATCAGTGGTCAGTCCAGTTATTGCCTTTGTTCCACCTGTTTTATAAATGACACTTTCGCCATCCATAAATTTATGATCATCATCAAAAACAAATTCATTTGTTGTCAGATTTAAGTTAGAAGAAGAATTTGCATTGAATGAATTTTCATGAACTATGGAAATCATTCTAGGTTCTGCTGAAGCACCAAATCCATTTCCACCCTTTATTGTGATGGTAGGTCGTGTATAATAACCCAATCCACTATCAGTGACATCAAGTCTAACCAAATTACCAATAATATTAGCGGTAGCAGTTGCACCAGTTCCTACTTCATCAGAAATTTTAACAATAGGTGGATTAATAATATCGTAATCTTGTCCACCTCTCGTTACGGTAAATCCTGTAATGTCACCATAATAAACACTATTTGTGGATTTGTAGTTTAAAAGTTCAACACCGTTGTTCCAAATACCAATAGAACCAGCCTTTGTAAGTTGATCATCAGCTCTATTGTTTATGGGTTCAAGTATTTGTCTATAAATCCCTTGAGGTTTGATATTTTTATTATAAAATTCAAGTAATGTCAGAGAAGCATTTGTGACAGAACCATTGAAAGTTACATATGTTTCTCTAAAAAGATCAGCTTTACTTCTTGCAAAACTAATTTGACTTTCATTTATTCTTTTTACAAAATATGATGCAGTCGGGACATCCTCGAATCCATTACCATTCGATTGAAAATATACAGAGTCTCCAGTGTAGAAACCATGGTCAGGAAGAGAAGTGGGATTAGTTGGGAGAGTTAAAACCTTTGTACCTTGTAATGAAGTTGTAAATGTTACACTATGATTGTAAGTATTACTTAAAACATCATCATATCTGGGTATTGAGTTTGATGCGACCATCACATCACCATTAAATTTGGCATACGTATTCTGTACGTTTGCAACAAATTTTTGTATGTAAGGGAATTTTGTAGAATTTCCCTTAAGAAGTTGATTTTCAATGAAAAATGTTCCATCAAGAGGAATTTGTTCAGAAAATCTTACATTTACGGTATCATTTGAAATTACCCTAATAACTGAACCCAATAAAGAAACTGATTTAGTTTCATTTTCATATCTAAGTTGATAGCCCTCATTGTAGAAAGGAGGAGTATAGAACTTAAATTGATAAACGAATGCACTCCCATCAATTACTCTAGTTTCAGCTACTTTGTATTTGGGTTTGATGTTTAAAAACCAATTATTGCTTTTCTTACCAGATGCCTCAAGGCCTAATGATTTGATCTGAATCGTATCATTAGGTCTAAAATAATTAGTTTTATCGTTCTGAATAAAATCTTTTAATGTAGAGGTGAAACGAACTTGAATTTCAGTGTCTGTATTAATCCCTACATATGCATATGAATAATCGTCAAGTTTTACGTCCTTTGTCTTATCTAAGTCTTTTACGACTCCCTCACAATTGAAAAACTGGTTTGAAGTCTTTCCAGTGTATGCAATCGATACTTCTTGACCATCTTCATCTTCAATTGTTATTTTTCCAAACTCTGGAAAATCAATAGTTGAATCAACATTGATTATAGAAGCACCAACACTCACATTCTCAAGAAGTTTGGTTAATGGATTTGGTTTGAATTCACCAACTATTGAACCAGTTATACTGGTGTTCTCAATACCTTTATCAATACTGACTTGATAGTATTGATAATCCGTGTATGGGATTTGTTGTACGTTTGTGACAGAACCCTTAGCACCAGTTCTTTTTTGTGTAATTGTAAGATTTTTTAAATCTAAAGGATCACCCTGAACTTTTTCTACAACATAGTCTTGGGTAACTCTATAATCTGCATTGGATGGAGTTAAGAGAAGATTAGAGGGTTTGATAATCTCAACATCTTCACCATATAATGCTCTGAATAAAATTTCATAAGACTGATCAGTTCCCTTTGAGGAATAAAAACTGTCAGCATTAAATACAAAGTTCTTCTTATTTAAATCACTATAAAAAGTTCTATCATCAAAACCAGGAGTAACCTGTTTTTTAAGTTTATTAAAGAACTGTTTTAGAAACAGAATATTTAAATTATTAACTTTTGAACCAGTTGAATGTTTTTTACTTTCGGTTTGAGTAAATGTCAATTCATCAGGATTACCTGTTGAAATATAAGTCGTTATACCACTAAATCCTCTTTTACATCCAGTGAATGAATTTGTGGTGGTTCCAGAATAATATACAATCTCATCATCAATTTGAATAATACCATTTTTATCAGGAAAACCAATAGTTGATGAAACAGGAATTTCCGATGATAATAACGTGATATCAGATGTTAAGTTTGTATTATCTACAATATCAAATAATTCTTCTACTTTCACATATTGGTCGATATTATTTAAAATATCAACAGGTCCACTTTGAGACTCTTGAGAAATATAATATTGCTCTAAAAAATCTGTAAGAAGAGGAAAATCTTCTCTAACGTATCTTGGAAGTTGGCTTGCGACAATTTCCTGGAATTTTACTCTATCTACTGCCATTTTTTATTAATTAGTAGGATCTGCCGAATGTGTTAGAAGATACTGTTGAAGGTGTTACCGTTGCTGTTGAAGTTGAATCAGCTTCAATTTGTTGATCCACATCAACAGCAACAATTGGATTTCCTCTTACCAAACTATTCACACCATAACTTGACGATACAATATAGTTCGTACCAGAGACATCATTTCCTGAAGAAATATTGTCAGGTATAGCACTCACTGTTGTATTATTTACATCCAATTGTAGATAGAGATCTTGGAGACCAATTACATCATTTGAGAAAGGACATGCCGATATTTCTATGATTGGAAAATTTCTATTGACCTGTGTTCCAATCACATTAATTGGGTTTAATCTAATTTCACCTTTTTTATAGTCAATTGTACCGACATTTTGTTTTACAACGATCGGTTCGGTTGATGAATTTAATTTGAAAAGGAACAACGAACCTTTTTCTAGATTTCCAGTGGGTTTATCACCAAGATACACAACTCCACTAATACCACTCACTGTAAATCCACTTGATTTGATATTATATCCAATTAAATTTCCTTGATAGACTGGTGAATGACCATGATTTTTCAAATAAAAACGATTTCCGAAGCAAAGTTCATATTCTGCGAAGGTATTCAGTCTAACTTGCATATCCCTTCGAACATTTATCGAAGTTATATTTGACGTTATCGATTCATTACTACCATCAACTATTTTTTGAAATTTTGAGTACTTAAATCTTGCACCGAATTGATTCAATTCCGAAGAATTTGAATATTTTGTGATATTTTGTGTTACCAAATTCTGAACAAATGATGAAGAAGGTGCTTTATTCGTATCATAATAAGTTTCAACATTAGCTTCGACTAAAAGATACTTAAGATCAACAATTTCTGGCCTAATTCCTGCAACAGTGAACCTTTTTATACTCTGTTGGATGTTTTGTTTAACACCACTTGTCAAAGTAGTTCCGTTGTATGGTTTAATACTGATAAAAACCTTACCAAATTCGGGTGGAGTGAGGTCTTCACCTCCAAAAGCAGATACAGATTCTGCTTCTGGGTAGATTTGAGGGACTAATGCCTCATAATCTGCTGCTGTTACTGCTCTATTTTGTGATGAATAGATCTTTGGAGCATATTTTTTGATTGATTCAACACTTTCAATCGATTTTCCACCACCAGAAGCAGAATTTGTTGATACAAGTGAAACTCCTTGGCTCACACTTGCACCATTATTGTCTACGATATTGCCGATATAAGTGAAATTATTGATATTGTTGGCGGCTGTACCGTTGGAAATAATGTATGTTGCCTGAATAAAGTTAGAATTATCAAGTTTGACGCCAAAAATTCCATCTCCGAACAATAATTCATACCTCTCCTGCGAAATTTCATGAATAAAGTAAGACCTTGTGGTCTTAGTGACGTTAAAGAGACTGTCAAAAAGTTCAAATTTTCTTGAAACTGTCGAAAGTTCAGTATCTTTAACGATCACAGACAAAGTATCAGTGTCAATACCTGAGTTTGGTAGGATAAATTTCTGTTGTGGGTCACTAGTATCGACCGTAAACGTCTGAGTTACGAAAGTTCCCTCATATACGTCGATTGTAAAACGTGCAAAACCGTCTGATTGTACAGGAACGGTGACATCACTAGGTATTGAAAAGATATAGTTCTTATTCTTATCTGATTGTGCTGATCTTGATGTCAATACAGCACCGGCTTTCAGTGTTAAAGCAACAGCAGTGGTTCCAGATGCATCGACAGCAAAAGATACATTTGCCTTTGAACTCTTTCTTGACCTCGGTACGTACCCTATATTGCGTGCCAGAGACACCACGTTCTCCCTGAGCGTGGCAGTATCGATGAATACCTCATTAGATACCATATTGGCATTATATGAGGTAATATACGTATTGTATGCTAACGTATCGATAATCGTACTTAGATTAGATCCCTCAAAATCGTAATCCGTGAAATTAGAATTCGCACGAATATAGTCCTTAATGGACTCCTTGATCTGATCAAAATCTAAGTTGCTAAAATTAACTAGAGGCATTTACCTAGTCGGTTGTAATACAAATGATAATTGTTGTTGTGGAACTTCGATTCCAACAATATTATATTTGATATAACAATCAAATTCATTATTATCATAATTAGGTGTTACCCTTACCTGTACTAATTCTACTCTTGGTTCATAATTTACGATCGTAGATTCAATTTCAGTTTGAATTGAACTAGCAGTAAGAACATCAAGATTTTCAAATAACAGATCTGTGACCCTAGAACCAATATTTGGTTCAAATGGTTTTTCACCAGGAATCGTAAAAATGAGATTACGAATTGAACGAGCAATAGCAGTCTCGTTCTTAATCGTGATAAGGTCGTAATTCATAGGGTTTATCTTGAACGTTGCACTAACGTCCTTAAACCCTTTACTAATCCTTTGGACAGGCACTTAACTATGTTACAACAATCTAGGGTTATTTATAGGGGTATCCCGACAAATTACTCAGTCAAAATTTCAGCTTTATCTTCATTTTCCCAGAAGTCTTTCCAGTCCGCTTCAGACGCTTCATAGAAACCATCTTGACGGACTTTCTTCTGGTTCTTTGGTGTTTTTTGATCGTGATTGATCTCTCTTAAAAAGTTCTTATCTTCCATAACTCTTTTTGATTATTTATTGCGGATCTGCATATCTTCCCTCTTGTGAATGCCAGGTATCAATGTCTTCACGTTCCTTTGCAGTTTTCCAAAAGTACTCATCTTCACGACCCATACCTAAACGTTCGAATCCATTCTCTACTTGATAGTATTGAGTTGAAACCTTAAAGTCAGGCATCTTAGGTTCGACAGGAGTCAGACTATTATCATAGATACGCATTCTATTGTTTGGATACAATGCATACTGTCCATTTTCAAGTTCAATTAAATTATGTGATTTGTGTTCTGCAGGATTTTCACTAGTAGCAGAATCAACTACTTCTGGATCTTGATGATAGTTGTCGATAGTACAGATATAAGTTCCTTTTTGTATACCGTAGTCTCTAGTATACAATTCATAGTCCATACTACCAATGAATTGTTTAGTCACTGCTACAACCCCATAATCCATACAATTCCAGAATTGGAGGTTAGGTAGGTTCATATCAGGTGAAGGGGTTTCAGGACTGCTTACGAAGGCACTGATAGGTAATTTGTCATACATTGCAGCATACTCTGGTAAGTATGTCTCAAAATAAAAAGTGCGCCCAGGTATCGACTTACACGACACCCAGACGCCTTTCACGAACTCACCATGACCAGATTGATGATCAGTTAGATATTCTTTTCTTACCCATACTTCAACCGAAGGAAGATTACAAATTAATGCAGCCATTATAA